AGCAAAAGAATTAAGCGAATTATACAAAATTCCACTAGACAATATAAGATTTTAATATTTTTTTGTGAACTATATCAAATTTAATTTGATGTTGATTGAAAATATACAGAAAGGAGAAACAAATGAGGATTAAAACAAAAATAGCACTAACATTAGCGACATTCGGAGTAGTAACTAAAGTAGTGCTAAATACTAAACACTTTCTAACGGTTTATGAAGAAAACAGTAAATTATATGCTGAATCTTGGTTGCAGTTAGATGTGTTTAATAGAAGTTATTGTTTTTCAAAAAATAAAAAGGAAATTATTTTTTAACCCATTTATTCCCTGATTTTTGAGTAGGCGGCAGACGGTCGCCTTGATCTATGCGAACAGTTCTACCTTTGTGAACAGAACCACCTCTAGGTCCTACTTCTTTATATGTACCTGCTGGTTTGTTATCTGTTCCAGGTTTAATTAGTTCTTTAACCATAAATATTCACCTCCTTTGAGGTAATTATATCATAAAACAGAAAGGAGACTATATGAATATTTCTAAAAAGATAACAACTGATCTAAGTGGAAAAATTATTTCAATTGAATATAAAGAAATAGAAACTGATGATATTTTTTTATCGAAAGATGAAGAACCAATTAGAAACGAGATAATCAATATATTAGCAAAACATAACTTACCTTATTGGAAAGCTAAGCTTATATTAGAAAGAACTACAGCATTCCTAGATAAAGAAGCTGTAGTACAAAATATTATTTAAAATTACTAATCAAAGTGATAGCAGATTCTCTGATAGCTTTAACTTCATCACTAGTATTATCAGGATGTGAACCTGTAGAAAAAAGTAAACTTTCAGAAATATTAGTTTTTAATGTTTCTTCTAACACAGTAATTTTTCCTAATTGATCTTTATATTTCAGTGTGAGTTTTACGTCGTCTTTAAACTCTGGATGAAGATTAGTAGAAAATTTTTGATTAGGAGCAATAATACTACCAACTACTGATTTCATTTGTAATTTATTATTTAAACTATCTAACTCTGTATGAAACGTGAGTTCTAGTATTCTTGCAGGAGTTTTTCCAAAGTTTTTTATTGTCAAATTCTTTTGGAAGTTTAACCCGTAAATAGTCTCTATATACGGGACAACATATGGCTTAGAAGAGTTGTATATAGATTTTTTAGTTTGATATAAGCTTAAGCTAGAAATTATTACTGATATTAGCGATATAGCTATTGGAATAATAATTATTAAATAATCGAATGTTGTTCGTTGCACATAATTCACCTCCTTTCATCGTTATTATACTATGAAAGTTAGATGTAAGGTGATGAAAATAAAAAAGAAAGGAGTGATTAATATGTTCTCTAGTGATTTTATTGACAAACTTATCGACACAATCGCGGAGAAAGTTTATCAAATTTTAAAAGAAAAGTTAGTTCTTGATAGAAGATTTAACCAAAAAGAACTCTGCAGAGAGTTAAATATAGGTCAAGATACCTTAGCTGAACTTAATATTCGAGGACTTAGACCTACTAAAGTAGGTAGACAATATATCTACCTTGAAAGCGAAGTTAATAAGTTTTTAAAAGAAAATACAATTTAAATTTAAGAGATCTAGCACATATCAAAGAAGTTAAAGAAAGGAGCATAAACAATGGAAATAAAGAAATTATTTTTCTTAGATGATACTTACCTAGAAAATTGTACTTTATCTCACGACGTACCGAAAGAAATAACCGAAATATCAAATAGTTTCGTGAAAATAACTACTGATAAATCAACTATTCAATATGTAAATTTAGATTACATACAGATGATAATTCCAAAAAAAGAAAAATTCAACGTAATAAGGAGCACAAGCAATGATTAAACACTTACAAAAAAGAACGCTTAATCTTATCTATTGGACATTTACAATTATTTTCCTTTGTGCATTAGCAATGACAAAAATTGAGTTTGAACAACTGTTCGCGGTCTACATTTTTGTAACTGCTAGTGTATGGTGCGGGTTTGATAAAAGATACGACAAATATTTTGAATAGGAGGTAAAAATTGAATAAATACGAATTACATAACAAATTAATAGAATTACAAGAACTGCAAAGGAAAGTTGATAGTCATATCAAAATTTGGAATAGAACTCACATAGAAACTGCTTTATGTGAAGAATTTCACGAATGGTACAACGCTATAGGATTTTTCAAAGATTGGAAACAAAATAAAACACCAAAAGAAAAACAACTTGATGAAATAGCTGACTGTTTAGCATTTGCACTATCTCTAATGAATGATGATAAGTGTGTATATAGCATTGATAGATGTGCTTTTGTGCTAAAACGTATTGAAAATAAAGGTCATAAAAAAGCTATGATCAATGAAATTGAAACAGGATACTTATTTAATAAACGAGTTGGAAATACAGTATACATACAATCAACAGAGTTTGCTATTGAGCTAATCTTGGATATTGCAATGATTTATTATTCTTTAGAAGAATTGTTTGATGCATACATTAAAAAATCAATGATTAATATTCAAAGGCAAAAAGAGGGGTATTAAAAAAGCAGCCGTTAAAAAATAAACGACTACTTAATTAAAAATTCAATTATAAAATAACACAAAAAAGGAGAAATTGCAAGTGACAGAAAATAACGTTAAAGATCCACAACACTATAAATACCCTTTTGGAGATTTTATTGATGTTATCCAGCAAACAGTAGATGACTTTGGCAGTGTATGTCAAGCCAATATATTGAAATACGGAATTAGAGCAAACAAGAAACACGAAAGTCCAAAAGACGATATACAGAAAACCATTAGATATGGAGAATTTTGGCTTAATCATTTAGATGGCAAGCCTGCAAGCATTCCAAGAGTTGAAGAAATAGCAACGATAGACAAGTTAAAAGATATGTTAAATGAAGATTTATCAGTTCAAGAAAAGGAAATTGTTCAAAGACAAAATATTATACATTTCATTATTGACGGTAAAGAGATACCTATTAATAAAATTGAAGCTAAAAATATAATAAGTAAGCTAGGGGCATTTCTTTATGATTAGCCAAAAATTAACACTAGGAACGTATTCTGCTATAGCTGTTGAAGAAATAGCAGAACACTATAATCTAAGTGTTAATGACTATGTCAACTTAGTATTAAAAAATTGCATAATAAAGGAACTCAAAAGAAGAAAAGTTAATTTTAAAAAAATTAATTCACAAATAGTCTTAAAAAGGTTAATGCTAGAAATAGATAGTCTAGAAAAAAGAACAAATAGGAGTTGATGTATTATGAATATGCCTAATTTCCGAGCATTTGTTGATAAAAAAATATATAAAGTTATTGGTTGGAATGGAGATTATATCGTACTTAGTAGGAAGCACGAAAACAGCTATATTCAATCATTAAATGTTAAAAAAAAAGATGTTATTTTAATATTAGGAAGTGGACTTTTAGATAAAAAAAGTAATGAAATTTTTAGTGGAGATATAGTTGAAAATTCTGATAAGGATTTAGGTATTGTAAGATATAAAGACGGCTGTTTTGAGGTCGATTTTAAAGAATATATCCCTAATAATTTAGGTTTAATTGCAGATGATGTGGAAATTGTAGGAAACATATATCAAAACAAAAAATTACTAGAAAAAATAATAGATATTAATAAAAAGAAAGCTATTTGTTTAAATAACATAGAAAAAAGATTAAATAAAAAAAGGAAAAGAGCGTCTAAAAAAGACACTCATTGATGTATTTTGATTATACAACAATCTTTTTAAAAAATCAAGAGAGGAGAATGTTATGTTGCTCTTTGATGAACAACCAATAGTGTTTGATAGGGTGTTAGCTAGAGCGATAGGGGATAGACACGCTACAATATTGCAGCAAGTTCACTATTGGATTGAAATTAATAGAAAAAAGAAAAATATAGAAGTGTATAAAGACGGTTATTATTGGACGTATAGATCCATTAAAAAATGGCACGAAGAAGAGTTTGATTATCTATCCTTTTCTACTGTAAGAAGAACATTTGATGATTTAGTTAACGATGGCTTTTTAATAACTGGAGACTATAATAAATTTGGCGCAGATAGAACAAAGTGGTATAGAGTAAATAAAGAAAAATTAAAGCAACTATACACTAGACTTTCAGAAGAAAAAAAAGAAAACCATCTGTCAATTTTGACAAATGCAAATGTTCAAAATGAGCCAATGCAAATGCTCAAAATGAGCAATTCAGAAATTCTCAAAATGAGCCAACCTATACAAGAGAATAAAAAGAGATTAAATAAAGAGAATATAACTCATTCATCAGGGTCTAATAATAAATATATAGACATATCATCAAAAATAAAAGACAGAAGAATGAATGAGGATGAAAAATCTAAAGAGAAAAGTAAAAGATATAATACACAATACTTTAGAGATAGCTTTGGGTATTCCCGAGTCAGCACGAATAAACAAAAAGAGTTAGATAAATGGATTCAATATGTAGTCGATATTTGCCTAATGCATCCTGCAACTAAGCTTAATATCGGCAAACTTCAAACTAATGCAGGTAATGCACAAGAAAGGTTTGTTAAATTAAGAGAGAAACATATTACATATATTTTTAATAGACTAAAAGATATTTCATATCCAACTAACCATAGAAATTACATGTTAGCAGTTCTTTATAATGCTGAAGACCAATATGAAAGTAGTCAGTCAACTTTTAAAGGCCAGCAAGGGAAACATCATTCTCCTATACCAGATTATCTGCAACAACAGATGGATAAAATTGGAGATACTACACTTAAAGAAAGACCTAAACCAACCGAAGAAGATGAAGAAGCTTATAATGAAATGCTACGTGAATTAAACAAAGGAAAAGAGTGTAAAGACGATTGATGAATTTCAATTTTGGAGGACATTAGATGGAATTTGTAGAACCGTTGCGAACACAAGAAGAATTAGATGCAATGAATTATTATTTTAAAAACCGCAGCGAACGAGATTACTTACTCTTCTATATGGGAATAAATGTAGCATTTAGGATAAGTGATTTATTAGGTTTAAAAGTAGGAGATGTCAGAGGACGGGACAAAGTAAGAAGGCGTGAAATGAAAACAGGGAAACTAAGAGAAATGGTTATATTACCTAAATTAAAGCGTGTATTAGAAGAATACTGTTCAGATAAAGAAGATGAGGAATATTTATTTAAATCAACACGCTATAAGAACTCTAATAGACCTATCACAAGAACACAAGCATATAGGATATTAAAAGCTGGAGCGAAAGAGTGTGGAATAAAGAATATAGGCACTCATAGCTTTAGAAAGACATTTGGATATCATTTCTACAAAGAAAGTAGAGATGTAGTAACTCTTATGAAATTGTTTAATCATCATGATCCTAGTATCACATTAAGGTATATAGGAATAGAAAGAGATGAGATGAGTAAAGCAGTTAAAAAATGGGGTGGTTTATAACCTCATTTTTAAAATAAATTTAAATATGTAACCAAAAAGGGAAACATTACATGACTAAAATAACAATATATTTGAAACATTGGTAACAGAGGGATTGAGATATATTTAAAGAATGTAACAGTTTATAAGATATGATACATACTAAATATAATATATTATTCAATCAGTCAGTCAATCATTCAATAAATAAAAGGAGAAATAATAATGATTAATAATGTAGTTTTGATAGGAAGATTAACCAGAGATATAGAATTAAAACAGACAACCACAAATAAATCCGCAGTAAATTTCACTTTAGCGGTGAACAGAAATTATAAAAATGAACAAGGAGAACAACAAGCAGATTTTATCAACTGTATAGCATATGGGAAGCAAGCCGAAAATATGGCAAGATTTTTAAACAAAGGTAGCTTAATAGGTATAGAGGGAAGAATAGCAACAAGAAATTACAAAAATAAAGATGGAAAGATTACATATGCTACAGAAGTAATAACAGATCGCGTTAACTTTTTAGAAAGCAAGAAACAACAAGGTAATTTTAATCATTCTTCACACTCGAATTTTGGAGATACTTTTTATTTTGATGATTATAACGGAGTCAATCCATTTATAGAAGATTAATACTTTAAATTGTGCACCAAAGGAGATAGGAGGTTAAGAAATGGTCAAAAAAGTAAAGAACAATAAATTCAGTCTAGCGAAACCAGGAGAAAAGAAGCTAACCAAACTCGCAGCTAGTGAATACATACGTATTCAACGTATGGAAGCTAGAGGAGAAATGCTAACAGAATTTGTATTAGTGTTGGCTTGGGTGCTAAGAGTTAAATACAATTTTGGCAAGAAACGTATCGAGGATATGATAAGCGAAGTGTTTGAGTTGATGAGCGATACGAAGATGGCTGAATACGGTCAAGAATTATTAAACGTTAACGATATTAACCCACAATTAATAGAGGAAGTTGGACTTGATGTTAAGAAATTAATAAATCAGTTAGCAACTAAGCATTTCAATAGAGTTGAGGAGGTTAGAAAATGAAAGAAAAACTATTTATAACGGGATTAATAATTATAGTTGGCGCTTATTTTGTAATTCTAATTATTGATATAAAAGACTATCAAGAACGCAAAAGAAAAGCCAAAGAAGAAGTTGTAGAATTAAGGATAAGAAATGCTAGGTTAGAAGAACAATTAAAAGCGCTAGACGACAAACAAGCAGAACAAACAAAAAGAACAGCAGAGAGAAACGGGGTAGGAGATGACAAAAAATAAATTATTAGATTTAAATAACCACTTATTCGAAGCGTTAGAAAGAATCAATGATGATAGTTTACAGGGCGAAAAACTACAAGAGGAAATGGCTAGGGCTAAAACTATAACTCAAATAGGAAATACTATAATTAATAATGCAAGTCTAGCGTTAGAAGCTAAGAAATATAAAGACGAGTTTGGTAGAGGAGCAACGTTGCCGTTGATGATTGAAAATGGAAAATAGAGGATGGTTTAAAAAAGGATGTAAACCTAATGAGACAAGTTTTAAAAAGGGCCATGTACCTTGGAGCAAAGGAACAAAAGGTGTTTTAAAACCTAATAAGACTAGCTTCAAAAAAGGTAATATTCCACACAATACAAGAGAAATGTATTCAGAAAGACTAAGTAAGGACGGATATATTGAAATAAAAGTAGGAATAAATAAGTGGATAGGAAAACATAGATATATCTGGGAACAGCACTATAAAACGGAAGTTCCAAAAGGTAAAGTAATTATTTTTCTTGACGGAAATAATAGAAATTTTGAAATAGATAATTTAAAAATCATATCTAGAGGAGCATTATTAATTTTAAACAGGAGATATAGACATGCCTTAAAAGATAAAGAATTAATGAGATCTTGTGTAGATTTGAGTGAATTAATATATGCGTTGAGTAAGAAGAAAAAGTAGGAGGGTAGGAGAATGTTAGGAAGAAATAGTCAAAAATTTATTGATGCTTCAATTATGACAGCCGAAATAGAAACAAATGGATACAAAGGCGGAGATTCTCAAGAAGGTGGGTTTGTAGAGGTGTTATTAAAAGATATATCGGCTACAAATTGGAAAACAACCGTAGTGCAAGACCATAAAACTTGCGAATTAGGAAATCTACAAAATATAAAAATTGTATTCAAAGGAGATAGTGAAATAAGAAATTTTCATAAGATAATAAGTCAATGGAAAGAGTATTTAGATTATCAGTTAGGAGTTATTGAGGAATGACACAAGAATTTATTAATGGTGATTGCATGAAATATTTAAAAGATTACCCAGACAATTATTTCGATTTAGCAATAGTTGACCCACCTTATTTTAACGGGCCAGAAAAAAGAAAATTTTACGGTAGAAAAATAAGCCCTATTGGAGTTCAAAGGATTTACACATCAACAGATACTTGGGAACTTCCAACAAAAGAATATTTTGACGAACTCTTCAGGGTGAGTAAGAATCAAATAATTTGGGGTGTAAATTACTTTTCAAAAATATATAACTTTGGGCCAGGTAGGATAGTTTGGGATAAGGTCAACGGCAAATCAAGTTTTAGCGACTGTGAAATAGCCTACTGCAGCTTACATGATAGCGTAAGAAAAGTAACTTACATGTGGAATGGGATGTTTCAAGGCAAATCAATTGAAGAAGGACATATCCAACAAGGTAATAAGAAGTTGAACGAAAAAAGGATACATCCAACTCAAAAACCGGTAAATCTATATCGATGGATAGTTGATAAATATTGTCGGCCAGGATTTAAAATATTAGACACGCATGTAGGTAGTGGGAGTAGTTTAATAGCATTTAGAGAAGCTAACTTAAATTATGTAGGATTCGAAATAAATACAGAGTATTTTGAGAAAGCGAAAGAGAGGATAAACAATGTTACAACCAAAAGTATGGGTAATTAAAGAAAAAAAGGTAATTGATGTTCATGCTATAGACTTTGTAAATAAAATTATATTTCAAAACACAGGAGGAAGAACAAAAAAATTTTATCCTTTTGACGAAGTTGAGTTCATGGAGAATACAGGACTTAAGGATAAGAACGGAAAGTATATTTATGTTGGGGATATAGTAAAGTTTGATGACGAATTTCCAATATGGGATTACGAAGGGGAAGTATCGGCTTGTGATGGATTTAATGTTGCAATCGTTACAAAAGAAAAAAATTTTATGGCATTGGAAAACTTCCAAGCAGAGGGAGGAGGATTAGAAGAGATGTTATATACAAGAGATTTAATAATTAGTGAACTAAATTTTGAAGATTTCGAAGTCATAGGCAACAGATACGAAAATGAGGAGTTGGTGCAATGATGTACAAACTATTAATTAAAATGAAAAGCGGAGATGTTTTGGAATTTATAACGGATAAAATCACTATCCAAAAATTAATGATCTGTATTAAAAGAAGAGATAATCTAAACAAAGAAACAATGTTTAAAGTAGTAGGTGAACCTATTAACATTCATGATATAGCAGATTTTAGATATATGAAAGTTGATTTTGCTGCAGGGATATTTTAGGAGGTAGAGAAATGACAAAAGTAACAGCAACTAAAAGAATAGTAACAGTGCCAGAGATGATTGAGGCAATTAAAGAACATTACAATTTAAATGATACGTTATTGGCTATTAATTTAAAAGTAACAAATCAAACTATAAAAGCATGGAAAGAAGGCAAGAAGCCTAGAAAAGATAGTTATTTAGCTTTAACTGAACTGTACGAGGGAATTTGTGAGGAGATACACAATGAACGAATAGAAGAAACAACGGAAGAAAAAAAACCTTATGAGATAAGTTATCCGAATGATGGAGATTGTGTATATTATCCAAATCATTTTAACGGACAAATAAAAAAAAGTAATTTTAAAGTTAATTGTGATGATGACGAAAGTTTATACGAAAAAGGCTTAATGTTTAACACCAAAGAAGAAGTCGAGCAATTCCTAAAAGAGCAGACTTTAATTAAGAAGATAAAATGCTGGGCGAAAGAACAGCAAGGGGATTGGAAACCTAATTGGAGTAATGAGAATGAAGCTAAACATTACATGGGTTACCATTATGAAGATGAATTTATTTATGTAGTTACTAATAAACATTGTGACGCATTCCTTAAATTACCTTACTTCAAATCTAAAGAAATAGTTCGAGCCTGCATTGATGAGTTTGGAGATGAAATATTGGAGGTGTTTTGTTAATGAAAAATGAAGATTTAAAAGAAGTTAATAGTTTAATACAATATATTAAAGGTATAGAGGATTTCATTAAAATTTGTAACATTAAAACTGAATATATAGCAATAAAATGTGGAGTTTTTCGTATTACAATAGCAGAAGACCAAAGACACGAAATAATAAAAGTACTAGAAAAGATTAAAAGTAACACGATAGAACAACTAAAAGAGTTAGGAGTAGAGATGTAATGAATGAATTAATGCAGAAGATAGCAGAGAAGTTGAGTGTTAGTATAGACAAAATACCAGAGGTATATACAGGATTAAGAAGCCAATATATTGTTTGGACGACATGTGATTTTATAAGTTGGATTTTCGCAATTATAGCGTTTTTCGCTACACCATTTTTTATTGTACTGACATTTAATTGGATTACTACAGATTGGGAATGGCAAAATGAAAGCGACCGCCTAAAATATAAAAAACTTCTAAAAATATTAACATGGATATTAATTTTTTGTATATTGAGTATAGTATTTTTGCAAATATTAAAATATATATTTGCCCCGGATATAATATTCCTAAAAGGAGTGTTGGATTAATGTTAATTGACTACGAAAAACTAAAACGATACGTATACAGAAAAGCGCCCAACGGTAGATACTATTGTCACAAGTGTTGTGGTCAATTAGAATATTGTCCGATTGAAAAGAATGTATTTTGCGTAAGATGTGAAGATTGTGATGTATATTCGCTAGTAGAGGCTACAAGTGGAGAGATAGCACTCAGAAAGGTTGGAGAGAATGGATAAACAAGAAAAAACAGCATTTAAAAAAATAAATTATTTAAAAAATATTAATTATATCCAATTAATGATTGATTCTAGACAACGTTGTTTGGAAGCAGACGAACACAAAAAGTCTTGTGTCAAAGCAATAGACTATGCGAAAGAACAAATAAAAGGTGGTAATCAGAATAGTTGGGAAAGTCTGATTGATAAGACCGACGAACACAAGAGATATATCATTGACAAGAATTTAGAATATTTAAATCTTAAATTAGAAGTGATGAAAAGCATAGATCAAATAAAAAATATAGAGTTAAGGCTATTATTACAATTAAGATATGTTGAATGTTTAGAATGGGATAAGGTTGAAAACATTATGAATATTTCACGAAGCACAAGGACAAATAAGCATTCTGAGGCTTTAGAAAAGATTTATATAATAAATTTATACAAGAAGTACGGAGAAGTATAAAAAAGTATGGAGAAGTATGAATAAGTACACACAAGTATATTTAGAAATGGTATAATGGTAATGTAGAATTTTAGGTAAGATAAATTTTTCATAAGATATCTCCAACATAATTTTTATTTTTAATTTACGAAACAAGAACGCAAGCAGTAAGATAGTTAATACCTTACCTAAATTCATATCATATTTTTTTAAGACAGTCGTGAGATTGTCTTTTTTTTATACCCCCCTACATAAAAATAATACCCAAGGGGGTAGAAAGGAAAAATACCGTGAGAGCAGATAAGACCGGGGCGCACCGTTCCGCATTTGAGAAGAATAAAAAACGGATATTAAAGACACAGCAATGTTGTGGGATTTGTGGTAAACCAGTGGACAAAAAGCTAAAGTTCCCCAATCCCTTAAGCCCTGTGATTGACCATATAGTGCCTGTAAAAAAAGGTGGGCATCCGTCAGATATAAATAATCTACAGTTAGCACACTTCTTCTGCAATCGACAGAAGTCAGATAAACTATTTAATATGGGAAAAGAAGCCAAAGAAGATGTGATAGGTAACAGAAATTTACCACAATTGATGGATTGGGCGAAATATAAGGCTTAAATTGCAAAAAAACGCTAAAAAACGCTAAAAATCACAAAAAATCAGTAAAATCTCTAATTTTTCAAAAAAATTGAAGATTTTAAGGTAAAAATAACAATTTTTAAATTTTATAGGGGGGTTAGACCCTCCCCAAGGTTTCGGCTGACCTTCACGCCGTCACTGTACATTTTTTCTCGCGCGGAAATTTTAACCTATAGAAAGGAGTGAATATATTGGAATATAAAGGATTAAACTACTTACGAAAAAAGTTAGCATTGACTAATTCTCGTGTGGATTTGAGATATAAGCAGTATGCTATGAAATTTAATGATGAACAATTTGGAATAACAATTCCACCTCAACTTAGAAATCAATATAGGTCAGTTTTAGGTTGGTGTACTAAGGCGGTTGACAGCCTTGCTGACAGATTAGTATTTAGAGAGTTTGAAAATGATGACTTTAACGTAAATAGTATATTTAAACAAAATAATCCGGATATCTTTTTTGATAGTGTAATTCTATCATCTTTAATTGCCTCATGTAGTTTTGTGTATATCTCCAAAATTGGAGACAACATACCTAGATTGCAAGTTATTGAAGCTAGCAACGCTACTGGGATATTAGATCCTATTACTGGGTTACTGACAGAGGGATATGCAATTTTAAAAAAAGATGATTTAGGTAAAGCAGTTTTGGAAGCTTATTTCACAGAAAATGAAACTGTCATTATCGATTCAAAAAATAAGAATGAAACTATAATTAAGAATACTGCAGGTATTCCGTTATTAGTACCTGTTATACACGCACCTGATAGTGTGAGGCCGTTTGGTAGGTCAAGGATAACAAGGTCGGGAATGTATTATCAAAAACTAGCTAAAAGGACGCTAGAAAGGGCGGATATTACAGCAGAATTCTATTCATTCCCTCAGAAATATATTTTAGGAATGGATGCAGACGCTGAACCATTAGAAACGTGGAAAGCGACAATATCTAGTATGCTTCAAGTTTCTGTCAATGAGAATGGAGACAAGCCAAATGTAGGTCAATTTACTACGCCATCTATGTCACCATTTACAGAACAATTAAGAACAGCTGCAGCTTTATTTGCTGGAGAAACAGGACTAACACTTGATGATTTAGGTTTCGTTTCAGATAATCCATCATCAGTTGAGGCTATTAAAGCTAGTCATGAGAATTTAAGACTTGCAGGAAGAAAAGCACAGCGATCTCTAGGAAGTGGACTTTTAAACGTTGCTTACGTTGCTTGTTGTTTAAGAGATGATTTTAAATATACGCGTGGTCGATTTATTGATACTGTTCCTAAATGGGAGCCGTTGTTTGAGGCAGATGCAAATATGCTCACTTTAATTGGTGATGGAGTTATTAAACTTAATCAAGCATTACCTGGATATATTGATGCTAAAGTCATTAGAGATATTACTGGAATAAAAGGTGATATGCAAGTTAAACCTAAAATTGAAGATGTAGAGCAAAAAGTTAGTACTGACAAGCAACAAAACAGGATAATATCTACTTATGAAATCACATCACTTTTAAGCAACTATCAAAAAGGAGTGCTTTCTAAAGAAAATGCTATTTTACTTTTAACCTCTACTGGGATGAATAAACAAGAGGCAACAGCTATGGTTAACAAAACAGAAGTTTTGGAGCAAGTAAATGAATAACGATTTAATGGAACGCATTACTCAAACATTTGAGAAGCGCTTAAAAAATCTAAATATTAAAGCTACCTCCTATGAGGATGTAAATGACTATGCAGTGGCTTTAGGAGAAATCCTTGCTACTGCTTTTAATTTGCATATTACAGAAAATCCAGCAAGTGTTATAGAAAAAATACTTAATGATAGATTAAAAGAAAATCATAGGCTCATTACTGAACATGGAAGAATGGTTCAAACCATTTTGAATAAACAAGCTAAAATTGGTTTGGAGGCACAAATTCCTAAAGTAAATCAAAGTAGAATAAATGGGTTAGTTAGTAGATTAACGCAAGAAGATTTTGAAAAGTCTAAATGGCTTCTAGGCTCTCCTATTGTCAATTTCAGTCAATCCATTGTTGATGATATGGTGCGAAAAAATGCTGAATTTCATTATAAATCCGGCATGAGTCCTAAAATCATTAGAAAAGAAACCGGTAAGTGTTGTAAATGGTGTAAAAATTTAGTGGGTACATATAGATATCCTGATGTGCCTAAAGATGTATATAGACGGCATCAAAACTGCCGTTGTACTGTTGAGTATATTCCTAAAAAAGGTATAAGACAAGATGTTCATACTAAAAAAATAAAATATGAAACAAAAGAAGGTACTAAAGAATTACCTTATACAAGCGTCAAAGCTGAATGGTTGAAAAATTATAAAGAACCTAGAGTCGAAGAGGCTAAGTATTGGGAGTATAACGGGACTAAGTATTTTGTAGATGGTAAAAATGTTGTATTAGATTATTCTGTAAAAGAAAAAGAAATTGCTGAAATGTTAGCGAATAAATTCGGATTGGAAGTACAGCTCAACCCTAAATTTCATAATCCTAAAAATATTTCTTGTCCAGATTACTTATTAAATGGAATTCCTTATGATTTAAAAGAAATAACTAGTACGGGGAAAAATAATATAGATACGGCTATAAAAAGTGGGAAAAAGCAAGCTAGTAGTTTTGTGTTGGATTATACAAAATCAGGTTTATCCCGAGAAGATATAGATAAAAGATTAAATAGGTTGTATAAAAATCCACATAGAACTTGGGTTAAAAATATAATATTAATAAAAGATAGTAACATAGAAGATGTTATTAAAAAATAAAAAAAGAGATGTCGACCCCCCTCCAAAAATTGTGGGGGAGGAGGATAAACATCTCTTTTATTTACCTTTATTATAATATAAAAACTAATAAAAGTCAACAATTTGCCCTACCGTATGGCACTAAACTAGGTAGATTGGAAAGGAGAACTAAATGACAAAGTTTGGTATTCAAACTCCTTCACAATCGGTAATATTAGACTATAACGAAAGTCGTTATCAAGAAGCAGTAGATTTATATAAAAGAACTAAGTTAGATGTGTATGATTGGCAGCTAAATTTATTAAAGTCAATCATGGCAATTGATGAAGAAGGACTTTGGACTCACCAAAAGTTTGGATATTCCTTGCCACGTCGTAACGGTAAGACTGAGATTGTTTATATTCTAGAAATATGGGCTTTACATCAAGGTTTAAATATCTTACATACCGCACACAGAATAAGCACCTCCCACTCATCATTTGAAAAGGTAAAAAAATACCTTGAGAAAATGGGATATGTTGACGGAGAGGATTTTAATTCTATTCGCGCTAAAGGTCAAGAACGTATTGAACTATACTCTTCTGGTGGTGTTGTTCAGTTCAGAACTCGAACTAAGAACGGTGGTCTTGGTGAAGGATTTGACTTAATGATTATTGATGAGGCTCAAGAATACACAATAGAACAAGAATCAGCCTTGAAATATACAGTAACAGACAGTAAGAATCCTATGACGGTAATGTGTGGAACTCCACCTACACCTGTATCAATAGGGACTGTATTTACTAAATATCGTGATGCTTGCTTGTTTGGAAAGAGTAAGTATTCTGGCTGGGCTGAATGGTCTGTTGATACGGAAAGAGAAATAAACGATGTTGACGCATGGTATAACTCTAATCCGTCTTTAGGATATCATTTAACAGAAAGAAAGATTGAAGCTGAACTAGGAGAAGATAAACTTGATCACAATGTTCAACGTCTTGGATTTTGGCCTTCATTCTCTCAAAAATCTGTTATCAGTGAGAAAGAATGGGATAGCTTAATTATAAGCGGCAAAGAAGAATTTAAAGGAAAATTATATGTTGGAATTAAATACGGGAATGATGGGGCTAACGTAAGCATGAGTATTGCAGTTAAGACTCATGATGACCGTATTTTTATTGAAACTATTGATTGTCAAAGTTTGAGAAATGGTAATATGTGGCTTATTAATTTCTTAAAACAAGCGGACGTTGGTACTATCATTGTAGACGGTGCTAGTGGTCAGAAAATGCTTGAAGAGGAGTTGAAAGACTTTAAGATTAAAAATATTGTATTACCTACAGTTAAAGAAATAATAACTGCTAACTCAGTCTTTGAACAAGGGATTTTCCAAAAATCTATTTGTCACAACGGCCAACCTTCGCTTAGAAAAGTTGCTACTAATTGTGAAAAACGTAACATTGGTAGTAATGGTGGATTTGGGTATAAATCACAGTTTGATGATATGGATATTTCGTTATTGGATAGTGCGTTATTGGCACATTGGGCTTGTCATTCTATCAAGCCTAAGAAAAAACAAAGGGTAAGCTATTAAAGGCTTAAATTACCGAACGGTCGGGTAAACCGGATAAAAGGAGAAGAAAAATGACAGAATTTAAAGCAATTGAAACTCAAGAGGAATTAAATGAAATCATAAAAAAAAGATTAGAACGTGAAAAGTCTAAATATGCTGATTACGATACTCTTAGTGAAAAAATAAAAACTTTGGAGACGGAAAAAATCAAGTTAGAGGAAACTATCAAAACGCAAGAAGAAACGGATAAAGGGTATGTAAGTAAAATAGCTGAATTGGAACAAACAATAAGTGGTTGGGAAGCTAAAGCACTTAAACAACAAGCGGCTATAAAATATGGTTTGCCATTTGACTTGGCAGATAGACTTCAAGGTGATAGTGAGGAAAGTTTGAATGAAGATGCTGAACGTCTAGCATCACTGGTTAATGTTAAAAATTATACACAGCCGTTAGCTGATACTGAACCTGCTACAGGTGGAGGGGTTGACGCAGCGTGGCGTGATGTAGTAAAAAATTTACAATAAAAAGGAGAATTTAAAATATGACAGAATCAACAGCAATGAAACAAGGGACTTTATTTAGTCCAGAATTAGTAAAAGAAATTATGAGTAAAGTACAAGGACGCTCGACTCTTGCAAAATTATCAAATCAAGAACCTATTCCATTTAATGGAACTGAACAATTTATTTTCAACTTAGAAGGAAACGCGCAAATCGTAGGAGAAGGGGAACAAAAAGGAGCTGGAAAAGCTGTACTTACATCTAAAGTAATTAAACCTTTAAAATTCTTATATCAAGCACGTATTACAGATGAGTTTAAATATGCATCAGAAGAGAAAAAACTAAGTTTCTTAAAACACTATGCTGACGGGTTTGCTAAGAAAATCGCAGAGGCTTTCGATATCGCAGCTATTCATGGATTAGAACCTAAATCTTTAACGGATGCAAGTTTTAAAGATACTAACTCATTTGATGGATTAGTAACTGGAAATGTTGTTACTTATACAGCTACTACAATTGATGATAATATTGACACAGCAGTTCAAACTATTGTCGCAACTGATAATGAAGTAACAGGAATTGCAATGTCATCAGTTGGCGGTCAAGCAATGTCTAAGGTTAAAGATAAATTTGATAATGTTAAATATCCAGAATTTAGATTCGGACAACGTCCAAATAATTTCTTTGGTATGGATTTAGATATTAATAAAACTTTAACTGCACAAGGTGGAAAAGGTAAGAAAAACCACGCTATCGTAGGTGATTTCCAAAATAGATTTAAATGGGGGTATGCTGAGAATATTCCTATGGAAATTATTGAATACGGAGATCCAGACGGAACAGGACGTGACTTAAAAGCATACAATGAAATCTTACTACGTACAGAGGCATTTATCGGATGGGGAATTCTTGATGAAAAAGCATTCGCACGTGTAGAAGAAGCGTAGGAGGTATTCTATGTATAAATATAGACATAAAGAAACTGAAGTAGAAATCTTAACAGAAAGTGAACTATCAGGAGATTGGGAGCTTGTAGAAGAAATTAAAGCTCCGACTAAAAAAACTAAGTCAGGGGAATCTGACGAAGAATAGAGGTGTAACATGACTACACTTGAGAAATTTGCTACACTTGATGATTTAAAAAATTTATGGAGAGATCTTGAAGAAAATGAGGTAAGTCGAGCTAACGCTCTGTTAAATACTGTATCTCATGTGCTAAGGGTAGAGGCTAAAAAAGTTAACAAAGACTTAGATTTATTAGTTAAGGATGAAAGTTATTCTTATCTTGTTAAGTCTGTTGTAGTTGACATTGTGGCAAGAACTCTTATGACTTCAACTAATCAAGAGCCTATGACTCAGTACGCTGAGTCTGCTCTTGGTTATTCTGTCTCAGGCTCTTTTTTAGTTCCTGGAGGGGGTCTGTTTATTAAAGATAGTGAACTTAAAAGGTTAGGGTTTAAGAAACAAAGATACGGAGTAATTGATTTATATGGGATTAATTAAAGGTATCGATATTTTGTTAATTGGTACAATACAAACTGGGGTTGATGATTTTAATAGTCCTATTTTTGAAGAAAAAGAAATTACTGTTAAAAATGTATTAGTTTCTCCTGCATCTACAGACGATATTACAAGTAGTGTAAATTTAACAGGAAAGAAAGCTGAATATACCTTAGGTATTCCAAAAGGCGACACTAACATTTGGGAAAATAAAGAAGTTGTATTCTTTGGGAAACGTTGGAAAACAATAGGAATACCTCAACAAGGTATTGAGGTAATGATTCCGTTAAATTGGAACAAAAAAGTAATGGTAGAACGATATGAGTAGAAAATTTATGCTAAATCGTGCTGGAGTAGCTGAACTTATGAAAAGTCCTGAAATGGTTACTTTACTTAAGGAAAAAGCTAAAGCTATACAAGAGAGAGCAGGGAACGGATACGAAATCAGTACATTCACAGGAAAAAACAGGGCCAACATTAGTATTAAAACTAAATCTCGTAAAGCTATTCGAGATAACAACAAAAATAATACATTATTAAAGGCATTAAGATAATGATTGAACTTATTGTTAAAAATTACTTGTCAACAAAATTAGAAATTCCTATTGTATTTGAGCATCAACAAAACCTACCTAAAAAGTTCATATTGATACAAAAAACAAGTGGATCCAGAGAAAATTTTTTAAACTCATCAACAGTAGCAATTCAAAGTTACGCTGAGTCAATGTTTGAAGCAGCAAAATTAAACGAAAAAATAAAAAATCTAATGTACGACCTAATAACGGTAGATGAAGTCTCAAGTGTGGATTTAAACAGTGATTATAATTTCACAGATACGGAGACTAAACAGTATCGTTATCAGGCTATATTTGATATTCACTATTATTAATTAAGGAGATAATATATGACAAATGTAAACAACGTAACATCAGCAAAACCTAAAGTAGGCGGAGCTATATTTTCAGCACCTTTAGGAACACCACTTCCTACAGATGCGACAACAGATCTAAATGCAGCATTTAAACCATTAGGGTATGTTTCAGAAGATGGACTGGTCAATGAAAATACAGCAAGTTCAGAAAATTTAAAAGCATGGGGTGGAGATATTGTTGACACTGTTCAAACAGAAAAAACAGATACTTTCACTTACACTTTAATTGAATCATTAAATATTGATGTGTTAAAAGAAATATACGGGAAAGACAACGTTTCTGGAGACTTAACAACAGGTATCACAATTAAAGCTAACAGTAAAGAATTAGAACAACACGCAGTTGTCGTTGAAATAATTTTAAAAGGTAAAGTTTTAAAACGTATCGTAATTCCTAATGGAAAAGTAACAGAAGTTGGAGAAATTTCATATACTGACTCTGAAATGGTTGGTTATGAAACCACATTAAACGCATTCCCTGATGAACATGGGAATACACACTATGAATACATTAAAAAAGCAACAGCTTAGGAGGTAAACAATGGAAAATTTAGTAGGAGTTACTAAAAGCGGATTTGAGTATTCTATCCCAAAGAAAAATTTAAATAACTATGAACTTGTTGAGGTACTTGGCGAAGTTGATACTAATCCTTTATTACTTCCAAAAGTGTTGAGGTTACTTTTAGGAAAAAAACAAGTTGAAAAATTAAAAAATCATTTAAGAGATGCTGATGGTATTATCGATACAGAAAAAATGACTGCAGAACTTGAGGATATTTTTAAAGCCCAGCAAAAACTAAAAAAATAGTAATCCTTGCTAGTATGTTGAAAATTGATGAAGATGCTGTTATTTGTGATTTAGCTGAAACTTATCACATTTATAATTACAAAGAATTGCCACCTTTAACGGTGGCTCTTTTTTGTGACGGATTGAGAGATGATGCACGAATCAAATTAAAAATGTCTGGTCAACGCGTGAAAATGAATACTTTATTATTAGCCTCTATTGTAGATAGATTAAGTATTCTAGTGTGGTCTAAGACAAAAGATGGCCAAAAAGGCAGAAATCAACCTAAGTCTATTGTTGACAGCATCAATAATCCTATTCGAGAAAAAGAAGGAATGTCATTTAATACTGGTGAGGAGTTTGAAAAAATGAAACTTAAAATATTAAAGGGAGGAGGATAATATGGCAACTAATTTAGGTAAAGCATACGTTCAAATCATGCCATCTGCTAAAGGAATATCAGGGATGATTTCTAAAGAGTTAGACGGAGAAGTAAAAAGTGCTGGACAGAGCGCAGGTAACAGCTTAATTTCAACGATTAAAAATGCTATTCTTGCTGCTGGGATTGGTAAATTATTCGCTACATCGTTGTTTGAAGGGGGAAAACTCCAACAATCTCTAGGTGGTGTTGAAACGTTATTTAAAAACAATGCAGAAACTGTAAAACAGTATGCAAATGAGGCTTACAGAACCACAGGATTATCTGCTAATGCTTACATGGAGAACGTAACAGGATTTAGTGCTAGTTTACTCCAGTCTTTAGGTGGTGACACCGCAAAAGCAGCCAAAATTGCAAATATGGCAATGGTAGATATGGCAGACAACTCAAATAAAATGGGTACGTCTATGGAAATGATACAAAATGCTTATCAAGGATTTGCTAAACAGAATTACACCATGCTGGATAACTTAAAATTAG